TACCATGGCAATTGCTATAGCACCACTTGTCTAATTGACTAACCTAGAGGGGCGCAAGTCCCTCTAACCTTTCGGATATATAATGAGTATGATTGCTTATCAAATTATAATAAAAGACGATCCTGTGTCAGAAGAATACGCACAGTTATCTCGTGAATCATTCAAACCATTAACAGACGCAGGTATCCTTGAGATACGTACGTTTGATGCTATAACACCAGACTCCCCCGAATTCGAAGAACATAAGAACAGATACGTCTGGGAGAAGTCTTTGATGAAGGGAGATTCAAAAGCACATGGTGGTAAAGATATCCCCATGCATTCTCCAACAGAGATTGCAGGTATGTGTTCTCACTGGGAACTTATGCGTATGCAGTCCGAGACAGAAGAGATGTTCCTTGTACTCGAACACGACACTTGGTATAATGGTGGTGACATCGAATACTTCAAGAAACTTATTGAGATGGATGTCCTGTATCTAAACATTGGATTGTTTATGGGATGTTATGGATTCGAACAGCAGACTGCTCGATATCAATATGAGTTGTTATCAGAACGAGACTTCCCAATCAACTGTGGGCCCTACTGTGTTCTCAATAGATTGTTCCAGACATATACTACAAGATATCTACAACTCAAAGAAATAAAGTATAGAGGAAGGAAAGTAACTGCTGTACACCCATGGCACCATTGTGATACTCTACATCTTGGTTGGGATGTAAGAAAACCATTCAATGAATATGATCCATATAGAGAAAAGAATGAATGGTATACACCAACAACCCAAGTCATATCAAAACAATTAAAGGTTACTCAAGATCATCATTCTTACACAGATGAACACATTGAAGAACCTTGGACGAGGCATAAATTATTTCACATTGTCCCTTGACATTTATGGTCTAACCTGTTATAATGGTCACCATGAAAGATAATATTATAGATTACTGTAACAATCCATACAAAGTTCCTATGTTCACTCATAAGGAATGGCACGACATACGTGCACGTAATACACATCCAGATGATCAGCATACTGGATCAGTTTGGTTTATGGAGCAGGTGAAGGATTATGTCAGTAATCACAAACCCCCGTTACCTATCAAGAGACCGACTATAAATGAGATGTCGGACTCATTCAATAAACTATTAAACAGTAACAGCAAGTCCAATCTCAAGAAGAATCTGGATCCTACTACTGTACGTAATAAGTTTGATGAGAAGGTAGAAGTTAAGTATGCTATGTCATGCGGTCATAACTTCAATGATGTGAGCAATCATTTCCACTGTGACAATCGTTACACTTGTGGTCATGCTACCGCCGCATCATCACAGTATGCGTGGGACAATCCATACTCATCAAGATTTCATTCTATGATGTTGTATCTGTTCCGTGAGTTCAAAGGAGAAACCTCTCCGATTGATGAGCAGAAGTATCGTGCTATGTTCAGACTCTCTGGATATGTTGCTACACAGTTCAAACCATCTGTTGCTAAAACTATATACGAGACCGAAGGTGCGAGGAAAGTAATCGACATCTCTTGTGGATGGGGTGACAGACTTGCAGGTTTCTATACATCTAATAATACCTCAGAGTATCTTGGATGTGATCCCAACACAGAATCATATGAGTTATACAAGAAGCAGTGTGTTGCATACGAAGAGTTATTGCAATCACCATTGTTTCCTGTAGAGACTACCTTCACCGATCATGGTGATTGGTTCGAGGTGACTGGATCTAAGAGGGTACGCATATATAACAAACCTGCCGAAGATATGGACTGGGATAATATATGTGACGGTCAGTATGATCTAATGTTTACTTCACCCCCTTATTTTGGAATCGAGAAGTATGCCGAAGGATCTGCATCCGAAGACGATCAGTCTTGGAAAAGATACAACCAGTACGATCAGTGGAGAGATACATTCTTCTATCCTGTTATGGATGCTATGAAGAAGCACTGCAAGAAAGTTATGATTAATATTGTTGACCCTGTGGTTAATGGTAAACGTAATTATATTGAGAAGGACATCATAGACCGATATGGCATAGACTATGTTGTAGGTATGATGATATCCAAGAGACCAAATTCAAGTGACATGTCAGATCACTACAGAGTAGAGGACGATAAGAAGTTAAACTTTATCGAACCAATATACGTAATAAAACCTTGACATTGCCCCACCTATTTGTTATAATGAAACATTATTGAAGGATTACTTATGGATTTTTACACCAACGTTTCTCGTTATGGAAACAACCTACTGGTACGTGGATACCAGAATGGGCAACCTGCCCAACGCAAAGTTCCGTTTGAACCTACCCTATTCATCCCATCTAAAGTTGGTGGATCCTCTATGTCGTGGGATACTCTGGATGGCAACAAGGTAGAAGCAATCCCCTTCGAGAACATGAAGGAGGCAACCGACTTCTACAAAAGATACGAGCATGTAAGCAACATGTCTATCTACGGCAACACCAACTACATTGCACAATACATCCAAGAGCAATACCCCAACGATATCAAGTTTGACAGATCTCTGATCCGTGTAAACAATCTCGATATTGAGGTCGAGTCCAGTGAAGGATTCCCCGAACCAGATAGGGCAGAGTATCCTGTCATTAGTATTTGTCTCAGACAGAACGATGGCATCTACCGTGTCTGGGGTCTGGAGCACTACGAGAATTCTCGTGACGATGTATTGTTTGTACAGTGTGACTCTGAGCATGACCTACTATCTAAATTCCTTGAGCACTGGAGACATCACTCTCCAGATGTAATCACTGGTTGGAACGTACGGTTCTTCGATATGCCATACCTAATCAACAGGACTCTCAAGATCCTTGGTGACCAACGTGTCAAGCAATGGTCTCCGTGGGGCAACGTCAAAGAACGCACCCTACTTATGAATGGTAAGCAGAACCAGTTCTATAACATCGAAGGCATCGAGGTACTTGACTACCTTGAAGTCTACAAGAAGTTTACATACAACCTACAAGAATCCTACAGACTGGATCACATTGCCCACGTAGAACTTGGAGAGAACAAACTCTCGTATGAGGAGCATGGCAACCTGTTCACTCTGTACAAGGAAGACTACCAGAAGTTCATTGACTACAATATCAAGGACGTGGAGTTGGTTCACAAGATCGATGAGAAGTTAGATCTAATTACTCTGGTACTTACCATGGCATACCGTGGTGGTGTGAACTATACCGACACTCTGGGTACGACTGCTATCTGGGATGCTATCATCTACCGTTTGCTATGTAAGCAGAAGGTTGCGGTACCACCCAAGGTAGAGAAACCCAAGACTCCATATCCAGGCGGTTACGTTAAAGAACCACAGGTTGGATCTCATGACTGGGTTACCTCGTTCGACTTGAACTCCCTGTATCCTAACATCATTGTACAATACAACATGTCACCCGAAACTGTCATGGACGGGTTCGTTAACAACGTGAGTGTTGATAAGTTTCTTGATGGGTCTGCCACTATGAGTGAAGACGGTTACTCTGTCGCACCCACTGGTGTAAGATTCACCCACAAACGTGAGGGTGTTATCCCCACGATCATTAAGAAGTATTACTCAGAACGTAGACTCGTGAAGAATGAGATGCTACGTCTGGAGCAAGAGAACCAAAACAATCCTACTAAAGAACTTGAGTACAAGATCACCTCGTTGAACAATCAGCAGATGGCAATCAAGATTCTTATGAACTCACTCTATGGTGCACTGGGTAACAAGTACTTCCGTTACTTTGATCAACGTGTGGCAGAGAGTATCACCCTTGCGGGTCAGTTGGCAATCAAGTGGGCAGAACGTGCCGTCAATGATGAGATGCAGAAAATCCTCAAGACAGACGAAGATTACGTTGTTGCGATTGACACTGACTCCGTTTACATTCGAATGGGTGCACTGGTTGACCAGTTCAACCCCAAAGATCCAGTTAAGTTTCTTGACAAGATCTGTGCAGACCACTTCGAGAAAGTTCTGGTAAAGTCATACGATGGTATGGCAAAAGTTACTGGTGCGTATGATAACCGCATGGAGATGGGACGTGAGGTAATTGCCTCTCGTGGGATCTGGACTGCCAAGAAGAGATATATTCTCAACGTCCACAACAACGAGGGTGTCCAGTACAAAACTCCCAAGTTAAAGATGATGGGTATCGAAGCAATCAAATCCAGTACACCGCAGGTTGTGCGTAATGCATTCAAAGAAACGTTCGGTGTTATCATCAACTCAGATGAGACTGCTACCCAAGCACACATTGCCGACTTCAAGAAAGCATTCAAGAAAATGCCCCCCGAAGATATTTCATTCCCTCGTGGTGTCACCAACATAACCAAGTGGCACAACACCAAGACCGTCTACAGTAAGGGTACCCCGATCCATGTTCGTGGTGCACTCTTGTTTAATAAACAAGTCAAGAAGCAGGGTCTGGGTAAGAGGTTCGAACTGGTCAAGAATGGTGACAAGATTAAATTCTGTTATCTCAAACGACCAAACCCATTACAGGAAAACGTGGTGTCATATCCACTGAACATCCCCAAGGAACTGGGACTACACAAATACATTGACTACGATATGATGTTTACTAAATCCTTCCTCGATCCGATCCAAGTAATTCTGGACGCAGTCGGGTGGGACGCAGAACCCGTAGCATCACTGGAGGACTTCTTTGGATGAAAGCAAATACACTATGGGGAGAAGATGAGATAGAGTCTCGTATATGCAAGAAGTGTGGAACAGAGAAACCTATTTCACATTTCGAGAGCAGGGGTGATCTCTCATATACTCGTGGGCACTGTAAACCATGCGGAAGGACTCTGACTAAAGATATACAAAGACTCCACAAAGAGAATCATTACCCTAAAGATCATAGTTGTGATATATGTGGACTATCAGAAAACGAGGCAACAGGCAACTGGAAGAATGATCTCACTGGTAAGAAAAAGAAAGCATTCTGCTTAGACCATGATCATACTACAAGAAAGTTTAGAGGATGGTTGTGCCATGATTGTAATCGTGCACTGGGACAATTCAAAGACAATGTCGAGATATTAGAAAGTGCGATAAAATACTTGACAATCGGGACAATCGGATGATAACTTTATGGGGTGAAGAACTGGGTACAGATGAAACCAGATTATGTATTCACTGTAAGAAAAGAAAACCACTCGAAGAAATGGACGTGGATAGACCACACACTGCACCGCAGGGTAAAGGGTACCGCAACGAATGTAAGGCATGTAGAAGACAGATAAGTAAGGACATTACTAGACTGAAGAAAGACTATGCACACCTAAAACCAACATTGGATGATCACTGTGAAGTATGTGAGAGACAGGGTCATGAATTGATGATAGGACGTAGTCAAGGTACTAGTAAAAGAAAATCACCTTGGGTACTAGATCACTGTCATGATACTAACACTTTCCGTGGTTGGATATGTTATGATTGTAATAATGGTTTATCTGGATTTCGTGACAGAAAGGACATCGTAGAACGTGCGGTTAAATACCTTGACAAGACCCAATAGATATGATATAATGCCTCTATGAATTATGAATTAACTATATTTAAAAGTCAGTTTGATAACAAGACCCACAAGACAGTGTCCCTGTCTACGTGGGATGAGTTCGTTCAACTGTTGAAAGGTCTGAGTAATCAGAAAGGAGAGAAAGGTGGAAATAATTCTAGTCCTCTTATTAGTCCTGCTATGTTTGAAACCGATAGCACACGCAATAATAAATCTGTTACACATTGGGGTGCTTGGTGTGCTGTTGATGTGGATGATCACTTTCACGATATTGCTGTTGATGTATTAAAGGAGAAGTTAATTGAACGATTTAATGATCTGGATTTTGTGTGTTACTCTACCGCTTCTTCTAGGGAGTCATTACCTAAGTTCCGTCTTGTATTCAGACTTGATGAATACGTTGAATCAGATAGAATCAAACCCTTTTGGTACGCATTCAATACGCACATCGGTGAGATCGGTGATCCGCAAACGAAAGACTTATGCCGTATGTACTACGTTCCGGCGTGTTATCCTAATGCTATGGATTTCTTCTTTAACCATTCTGGTGGTAAACCAGTAAACACTGCTGAGTTGATTGCCAGATATCCGTACGTAGAAAAAACTGGTAACACATTTCTTGATAGACTTCCACCAGAGATGCAGAAGGCAGTAATCAATCATCGTAAGGAAAGTCTAAATAATACAGACTACAAGTGGACATCATATCGTGACTGCCCATTCTTCCCTAAACGTATGGGTATGGAATACAGGACTATCACAGACACAGGTTGGTACTTAAAGATGTATCAAATCATGGTGGCAATTGCAGGTCATGCAGTAGCAAAAGGTTATCCGATCACGGCAACTGAAATTGCAACACTGTGTAAGGAGTTTGATTCTGAGACGGGTAATTGGTATGAGAACCGACCACTACAGACAGAAGCAGATAGAGCATTGGAATATATTTACAGGAACGGATAATGAGAAAATATTTAATAACAGGTGCGGCGGGATTCATTGGATCTCAACTCGCAAGTAAACTACAGGAAGCAGGTGAAGATGTTGTCGGACTCGACAACTATAACGATCATCTATACGACCCATCTCTAAAAGAAGATAGAGTAATTCATTTTGGTCTGGACGTGAGGAACGTAGATCTAAGAGATGAAAGCAAACTTGCACAACTCTTATCAAAAGAGAAACCCACACACATTGTCCACCTCGCTGCATATGCGGGTGTACGTGATTCGTTCGGTAAAGAGAAAGCATATCATTCTAACAATATCGACAGCACTCAAAACCTAATCGATCTATGCAAGGTGCATTGTCCAGAGGTACGTATTGTATATGCGTCAACCTCATGTGTATATGCAGGATCTGAATTACCATGGACTGAAGGTAAAGAGTCTGGTAAGCAGTTGAACCCTTATGGATGGTCTAAGTGGACAAACGAATGTCAGTTCACTGCATCTGGTTTGAATGTTACAGGTCTAAGGTTCTTTACAGTATACGGTGAGTGGGGCAGACCAGACATGGCACTGTTTACATTTACTCAAAATATACTTGACGAACTCCCAATAACAGTGTATAATTATGGTAATATGAAACGTGATTTCACTTACGTGCAAGATATCATTAAGGGAATCGAACTCATATTAGAAGAAGATGTTAAGTCTGGAGAGATCTTTAATATTGGACGGGGTCAACAAGTTAACCTCATGGACTTTATTACTGAGATTGAAAAGAACACTGGCAAGAAAGCAATCAAGGATTTGCAACCCAAACATCCTGCGGATACATTAGAGACTTGGAGTAACACTGGTAAATTAGAATCACTGGGTTATCATCCAACTACAAGTATCCCAGAGGGTATTGCAAACTTTTATAAATGGTACAAGGAATATCACGGAGTATAGTTATGGCAGATGATTTTGACAAGTTCGTCCCCAAGACAGAGGGTACACCCCAACCCGAAACAATAAGTAAAAAGAACCCATTGAAGATGGGTATTGTCGGTCATGGGTTTGTAGGTAAGGCAGTGGAGTATGCATTCCATCACCACATGATAGAACACTTCTTAGTTGATCCTAACTATGATACAAACATAGATGACCTTATTAAATGGGATCCATCTGTAGTCTTTATATGTGCACCAACACCACAGAATGCTAAGAGTGGATTTGTTGATGCATCTATTGTAGAAGATGCTGTACTAAAACTTGTATACAATACAAATGCATTTGTTGTTGTCAAATCAACAGTAACACCAGATATAATCGACAGACTCTATAACTCTATAGAACCAGAAGATATGGATAGGTTCATTTATAATCCAGAGTTCTTAACTGAGAAGTCTGCATGTGAAGACTTTGTGAATGCTGAACACCATGTGTTCGGTGGTACCGCAAATGCATGTGACGAACTGGCACAACTCTATGACATCTTCTCTCTATGTAAGAGTGACAAGTATTATAAGATGTCTGGATGTGAAGCATCGTTTGTTAAGTATGCCACGAATGCATACCTTGCAACTAAACTCACATTCTTTAATCAGTTGAAAGATCTGGTTGATGGATTTGATTGTAGTTACAATGTAGTGACTCGTGCTATGGGTGCAGATGATCGTATTGGTATCAAACATACAAGAGTCCCTGGCCCAGATAAGAAGAAGGGGTTCGGTGGTGCATGTCTACCCAAAGACACTATGGCACTGCTAAAGTTTTCGGAGTCAAGAGGTAGTGAAAATACTTTCGATTTATTGGAAAAAGTCTTGACAATCAACGGAAAATATCGTATAATGTATGATATAGATGAACGTGAAAAAGTTAATAATATAACATTTGGAGAAAGTGAATAATATGGGTTTGATGGATAAATTGAAAAAGCAGTCTACTGTAAAGGATACTGCAACACTTGCGACAAGCAAGTTCTTTGGTGTAACGGACATGGTACCAACCGATGTCCCTATGGTAAACGTAGCACTGAGTGGAGATGCGGATGGTGGTGTGACGCCAGGATTAACAGTCCTTGCAGGGCCGTCTAAGCATTTCAAAACTTCGTTCGCATTGCTTATGGCAAGTGCGTACTTGAAACAAAAGAAGGACGCAGTAATGTTGTTCTATGATTCTGAGTTTGGTTCACCGCAATCATACTTCGAAACATTCGGTATTGATACTGAACGTGTATTACACACACCAGTAAAAGATGTCGAGCAGTTAAAGATTGACATTGTCGGTCAACTGGAAAACTTAGAAGCATCCGATGATGTTATCATTGTAATCGACTCTGTCGGTAACCTTGCATCTAAGAAAGAACTGGATGATGCACTTGACGGTAAGTCAGTTGCAGATATGTCACGTGCGAAAGCATTCAAATCATTATTCAGAATGGTAACTCCATACTTGAATATGAAGAAGATCCCAATGATTGCTATCAACCATACCTACAAAGAGATCGGTCTATATCCTAAAGACATCGTATCTGGTGGTACTGGTATCATGTATAGTGCTGATAATGTATGGATCATTGGTCGTAGACAGAACAAGACTGGTACTGAGGTTACAGGTTATGACTTTGTAATCAAGGTAGAGAAGTCTCGATTTGCCAAAGAAAATTCTAAGATACCTATTAGTGTATCGTGGGATGGTGGTGTAGAGAAATGGTCTGGTCTACTGGACGTAGGTCTGGCAGGTGGGTATGTTACTAAACCAAGTAATGGTTGGTATCAACGTGCAGGTACTGAGAATAAAGTCCGTAAAGATGTAACCCTAACTGAAGAGTTCTGGGCACCTATCTTTGCTGAGACAGACTTCAAAGA